GACTTTAATTTAGCAATAGGGTCATTAGCCATATCTCCCATTATTTTATTTTCTTCTTCCATAAATTCTTGAGTCATTTCTGCAATTAATTTAGCTTTTCTAGACTCCATAGCCATAGACATTTGCATCATTTGTTGTTGAACTTGCGGACTTTGCCCTAATTGAGGGTTTTGTTGAATTTGTTGTTGTAATTGCATCAATTGTTGAATTTCTTCTCTCATCTCTACCTCGATTTGCTCTTGTGCCATTAAAGAAATATGTTCAAAGATGTTTTTTTCTAATGCGCCCAACACAACAGGGTTGTTTCTAGCCAAACTAGTTGACATAAAATTTAAATGAGTTGTAATATGCGCCTGGTGATCCTGCCCTTTAAACGCTTGGAAAGGTTTATTAGACATCGACATTATATTTTCAGTTGCAGGGTCTAGTGGACTTGGTTGAGTTGGTGGTGGTAATATTTGATCAATATTTTTTACACCAATTGCTTCATACATATGTCTGTATGCTTCGTATAAGTTATGCATTTGTGGATTAGATTGAGCTAATTGTAATTCTGTTTGTGCTAAAGAAATTCTTTGTGATTGAGAAAAAATATTAGGGTCTGCAACAGGTACGATATCTATTTTTTCATCAAAATCTGCTACTTTAATATTTCTTTCCCCACCCACAACATCATAAGGATATTCTTGTGGTAAATAAGTTTTAAAAACTCCAGCTAATAATTGGAACTCGCTCTTCATTGCTACATAAAGTCTTTTATGTATTGCTGACATGACTCTTGAACCACGTTCTAAGAGAGCTATAGTCGTTCCAACAGCGGCCTGTTGGTTGCCATCCCCGACCTGCATGTCAGCGATGGAGGCAAATCTTTGCCCTGCTTGTACCACTATTCCCATCAACTGTAACAAAGTCTGTGATGGTTCTTTGAATGGTAAAGGCATAAATGCATCCTTGATACTTCCACCAGGTGCATCGACATCTCTGAATTCGCCAGGCTGTATTGACTGAGCCTCATCTCTAACACGTATTCCACGTTGTTTAAATCCCGAAGGCAGATTACTTAATGTACCTGCATCCAATAATTGTCTTAATGCAGTAGTTGCCGTTCTTGACAAACCACCGATCATATGAATTAAACCAAAACCATAAAAACCCATTCCCGGTAAAAATTTAAAATGTACAAAATACTCTTGTTTTTGTTTAGTAGAGTCTTCTGCTGCATAGTTTCTTCTAATTGATAATATTTCTCTACTTCCTAATTCAAGGGAAACAATATATGGAAGTTTAATTCCAGTCATTTCTCCTTCTGAATCTTTATCTTCAAAACCTTCTAAATCTAAATCAGTGTGGACTTCAAGGATTGTAAATATATCTTCATCACGAGTTCTTCTAACTCCTTCAAGTTCTCTTTCTTTTTTCTGTACTTCAGATTCTTCATTATAACCCGGTTGTAATTCTACATCAATATAGAAACCTGATACTTGTTTTTTTCTAACATCATTCTCCGACATTTTAATAACATGAATAACTGCTTCTGCATCAGATAAAGAAGTTGCAGTATAGGGTACCAATAAATCATCTGCTGGTACGAATTTTGAAACGGCTCTACCTAATAGCTCATCGTAATAAACTTTTTTAAAAGCAGAGCCGCTGAGAGGTAAATAAAAAAGCATTTGATCGAACTCGGGTTCATACTCTTTCATTACATCCATGAGCTGATAGTTCATGAATTCTTTGACCCTAACTGACTGGTCTTCTTTTTGTCTATTTACTGCACCAATAACTCTAGTGTGTACAGGACCAGTAGCCGGTAGTAATTCTTTGTAAGCTTGAGCTTGAAACTGTGTTACTGCTTCTGCCAGAACTGGGTGGGTTGCACCTGAAGCTCCTTGGAAAGGTTGTGTTGGGTTTTCATATTTAAAACCTAAAAGGTCTAAACCTTTTGTGTAAGAATCTTCCCAATCTGCTCTAGCAGCCTTATACGTCATGTAATTTTCTGATAACTCTGAAGCCAGTTTTCCTAAGATACTTTCTTCTAATAACTCTGCTAAATTATCTCCGTGACCGTCGCCGCCGGGTTGATTAACTGCTTCTGGATCAAAATTAATTGTAGCACCACCATCTTCTTCGGCAGTTACGTCTATACTATCTGGACCAACCTGTTCTTCAACAGTTTCCATTTTTTCTTCTTGAATTTCTTCTTCTCCGGGTATTTTAAGTTCTGTCTCTACGTTTGGTAGAGCTTTGTCTATATCTGCCATTTAATTTCTCCGAGTTCTTGATTGTTGTATCTTGTTTTAAGGGAACATTCAAGCCTTGTGGATCAGGTCCTCTTAATGGTGGGATTTGGTCCCATTTAACATGTTCCATGTTTTTAACTAATGTTTTATTTTTTATCATACGTTTAATTCTCCTTAATTAAAAAAATCCTCGTCAGTTCTATTTCTATCTTTAAACATTTTGTAACCTTGATAACCCATTGAACCTAAAGTTGCTAGTCCCCCTGCTATAGATAGTGCCCCTACCGCTGGAGCTGCTGCTACTGCGCCTAAACCTAATCCAGCTATCCCCATTAAACCTCTTGTTGCTCCCATCTTAGCTAAGCCCTTCATTCCTGATTTCATGAATGCTGTGGGTAAATAAGTCCAAGGATTTGTTAAAGTATCTTCAGTACTTTTACCAGATTTAATATCTCTTGCAACAGACATCGCTGCTGTTGGTAAAGCTATTGCTGGCGACATAAATGCATTAAGACCTAAACCAAGAACCCCTTTTCTTAATCCAAGTGCGGACATAATTCTGCCGCTTCTTCCAGGATTAACTAAGTCACCGGTAGTTCCTCTTAGTTTAGTGTCTTTTGCAAGATTTTCAATTTGATTTAATCTGTCTCTTGATTCTCTTATAACTTGTTGACCGCTCTCAGTTATTCTTTTTACTTTTCTACCATTTTTATATAAAATTTGTTTTATAGTTTTTCTAAGAGCTCTTGCTTCCTGGTCTAATTCTTTAGGCATCTCAAGAAGTTGTGCTTCACCCGCCCTTGCCGCATTATAAACTTGTTTTACCATTGATGCAGATAATGCACCAGTTGCTGCTAATTCTATTTTACCTTCGTTATCAAGAATGAAACCCATGTCATCTAAATCTCGTTCTATATCATCCGCAATAATCATTCCTTCCATTTGTCTGTCGTTAGTAAGATAAGTATTAGGGTTATCATTTCTAAATTGTTGTACTAAAGCTGCTGATCCTCCACCCGCAATCACGGCTCCGGCACCGAGGGCAATTTTACCTTTAAGACTTCCTGAAGTTTTAAATGCTTGTAGGAATCTTGTGCCAGCATTTTTAACTTTTTCAGCTATGCCAACTTTTTTATTTACTTCTTGAGTAAACTTAACCGGGTCTTCATCAAACTGTTCCGCTACTTGAGTCGCACAATTTCCACCTTTAGCAAAACCTATTCTTCCACCGTTGGCTGCTTTCATAGCTACAAGATCACAAATATTGTTTTTATTTGTTTTACCAAGTTGTATTAATAATCTTTTTAAAGAAGCTTGTTTTAAACCTACATCCGGTACTCCTTTTTCTACTAATTTTTTGTATGCATTTTCAGAAAAACCAGCTTTCGTAAATAATTTTGGATTTGTTCTTGCATATTTATTAAACTCATATTTTCCACCTTTTGATAAGTCTTGTTGTTGTTTTAAGGCTTTACGTATTTCTTTACCCATATTTAAATCTTCAAATGATTTAGAAGCCGGACCATAATCAAAAGTTTTAAAATCTTGGTTTACTTTTCCAAAACTAACATTTAAATCTTTGGCTATTTTGTCAATAGCATTTAATTTTACAATATTTTTTTCTTTAATAGCGGCACCATACCTGTCATCTAATACTTTTTTAAACCCTCTATTTAATTGTTTTGTCATAGGATTGACTCTGACCAGTTCTTCAGGTTTAGCTTCTAAATACTTTCTTAAAGTGCTTTTAGCTAAAGGATGATCTAGTTCAAAATTTAAATTAGGATATTTGTCAATAACAGCTTGTTTTATTCTAAAATAAGTATTTAAATTTTTTCTTATGGCTTTCCATTTTTCAGGTTGGTATAGAGGTGTTCCTTTGTTTTTTATGTCTCCAAAAGCACTATAAAATAATTCGCTAACTTTATCTTTTTGGTGAAGAACAATTTTTCCTTTATAAAGATTATTTAAAGTATTATCTAAATTATTGCCTTCATCTACCAACCATTTTAATTCTGTTTCTGGAACCCCCATTCTTTTATTCCAAATGTTTTTTTCTAAAGCTTTAGCTTGTTCTTTTAATTCTTTTACAGTAACACCATATTTTGCAGCAAGAGATTGAGGGGTAATATCTACTCTTCCTGATTTTAAATCTTTTACTAATCTTTCTTTAATTCGTCTCAAGTCCATTCGGCCTTCTCCAAATTCATGTCCAAGAGATCTTGCTTCAAATTCTGTTGGGTAACTTTTATTTTTTTTTATAAAAGCTTCGACTTCAGGTTTTTTTAATCGTGTTTTTAAATTTTCTAATTGTATTCCAGGTACGTCATAAATAGACTTAACGTTAGCTTTTTCTTTTGCAAGTTTATTTAAAAATTCTAAACCATAGGTTTTAACAAATGGTTTAAGAGCATCTTTTCTTTGTTGTATTTGATATGCTGTAAGAGCCATTACACCTCCAGGATCTTAGCTAACCCACCTTTTGCTGCGTCAAACTTTTTAGGGTTATAATTCATTAATTCCACTCCTTGGGCCATGTCTCTATTTAAATAAAAATCTAAAGCTGTTTTCTGTTCACTAGAAGGTAATTGAGCAATTCTCATTGCTTCTTCTCTTGGAATATTTAATTCACTAATAGCTTTTTCTACATTTAATTGAAACTGACGTGGTGGTGTAGTTGTTTCAAATGTTTTAAATTTTTCACCTTTACCAGTTACTCCATCAACAAGTTTCATACTTTCACGTTTAAAAGGTTCTGGTATTTCATTTACAACACCTTTACCCACAGCCGCTCTTCTTGCCTGCATTTTTAATGCCATTCTTGTAGATAATTCAGCTAACGTTAAACCATAAATTTCTGATCTAAGTCCTTCATCGATATCGTCAATAAGTTTACCACCAAATAATTTTGGGTTATTCTCAACTAATGCTTCTGCTGCAAGTTCTGCATCATATTTATAATCCCCTGTTTCAAAAATATCATCAACCGCATCTTTAACTTTTTTCTTATTAATCTTTTTTAAAATAGCTTTAGCAATCCCACCGATTCTATACTCAGCTCTACCACCATCTGCAAATGGAATATCATCTGTAATTTTAAGTGTAAATTTATCAAATCCCGGGTCCGTTGGTCTTAAACCTTTAGCATCTGTAGCAGTCTCTATAATTCTTTTGGTAAATACTGCCATATCTTCTACTGATGATGTTGCTGGAATAAGTTCAGCTACTCTTGGACCAAAATACTTTTGAACTAAAACGATTGGGTCTCCATCAACTCCACCACCGCCTTCAGTAATATATTTTAAATCTTGTGGAGATATTGTATCTCTAAAAGTAGTTCTACCGACGTCATCACCTTCTTTTAAGGCGTTTAATAAAAATTCTCTAGATGATGCAGTTTTACCGGCAATATCATTTTTAGGAATAGTTTCCATAATAGCGGGTCTATTTGTTATCTCCGCCATCTTATCTAAAAATTGGTTACCTGATACAGAGGTATCATTTTTAATATTTGAAACTCTATCGGAAATTTTAGACATCAATGGGCTTTCAGCCAAAGGTCCGCTTTTACCAAATTCTGCAGGAATTATATTTCCACCTCTATCCTCATATGATGCAGGATCTATTTTTCTATTTTTTATATTATCAAAATTCTTAAGATTTAATCCTCTTAAAGACTCTAAACCTTTTCCCGTTAAATTCCCGGTTCCCGATGCCATGTCCGTTAAGTTGGCAACAGAGTCCCGGGTTACGGGACGATAGAAATCAGCCATCTTTGACATATTGTCAATTAGTTTATTTATTTGAAGATCGTTTAATTTGCCACCCGAAGCGTAAGACATAGAAGTCTCAATTTCAGGTAAAACTTTATTAAGCGGTAATGCTGCTAAAGATTCTGTGTTAATATCTGATTGAAATAATTTACCTTCTTCAGGGCCTTTACCCAAAAAGCTAATATTGGACCTTTTACCTAAATATTTTGATTCATTGGCTCCAAGTGATTTGGCCAATTTCATTGCAACTCTTAATAATTTTTCACTAGCCATAATATTTAACAACTCCTTTTACCACTTTTTCTTCCTTATAGTCTTCAGGATGTCTAATCATACCACCCTGTCTAATTCTCATGATAGCCTGCGTGGTACTATCCACATAGTCATCGTGTTCCCCAAATGGGAACGACGCACACTCCTCTACGACCTCCTGTGCAAAGTGTTCATGCATCGGAGCCCATATCTTGCCACTCTCAAAAAGAGGAGCTACAGAATTTACTCTTACATGCTTATCATTTCCACGTGAAGGAGTAAAGTTAATAACAGGGATATCCATTTGTCTTAGCTCGTGAGTTAGAGGTAGTCCTGATGCCTTAGCTTCGATTATAACCATATCTGGTTTCCATTGCAAATATTGTTTGTAAGCCACACGTCTTAATTCTGGAAATTCATACCTATCTTTGAAAGCATCTAGAAGTATTATGTTTTGTCCATCTGCTTCGGTTTCAAATACTCCCCAGGTAGTAATTGCCGAGTAATCTGATTTAGTGCCTTTAGTGAATGCTGTGTCATAACTTTGAATAATGTAATCTATTTTAGGAGGTCGTTTACCCTTCCAATCTCTCCACCAGTCTCTTTTAATTAAAGCACCTTCTTCCCCGGTTGGAGATTGCATATATTGAGCATTCCAATTAGATACTGGAATTGAAGCTTTAGTCTTTAATAATTCTTCTACGGACCAGTATTCCGGCCACACGGGTTTTCCATTAGGGAGTAGTGCGGGTAGTTCTACAACTTCCCATTGATCAGATCCTTCTTCAGATTGTGCTTTTAATAATTGTCCGGTTACATCTTTCGTAGACCATCTAGTCATTACGATTACAATAGAGCCACCCGGTTGAAGTCTTTGTCTGGGTCCAGCTGTGTACCAGTTCATCGCTTTCTCAAATGCCTTACCATCTGCTCTAACATCTTGTTCTTTGTGGGGATCATCAATAATTAATAGGTCTGCACCCCTTCCAGTGATTGCACCACCAACACCAGCGGCAAAGTATTCTCCCCCTTGTTCCGTTTTCCATTTCCCTGCTGCCTGACTATCTTCTTGAAGTCTCGTAGAAAACAGCTCCCGGTATAGGGGTTCGTCGACCAGGTTTTTAGTTTTACGACCAAAGTCAATAGCTAGATCGGCGGTGTGAGTTGCTTGAATTATTTTTAATTTTGGATTCTTACCAATCATCCAGGCTGGAAGCAAATAGGATGCAAACTCAGACTTCGTGTGCCTTGGTGGCATGTTGACAATAAGACGTTTAATCTTACCTTCAGCCAAGTCGTTAAATTTTTTATTAATAATTTTATGGTGAGAACCTTCAATGAATTCTGGCCAAACATACTTTACAAAACTTAAAAAATTATTTGTAATATTTGGGCGAGCATCATCTAAAGCTACACTTCGTTCAAGTTCTAGTAATTTAGCACTTTCATCTGGAGTCAATCCATCTAGATTTTTTATAATATTTTTTTGCATATCTACAATATGAGTTCAAAACATATACCTTAACTCTATGTATTAAGCAATAAAGAGAAGACTTAGGATCCCTATTTTATTTAAAGGGGTATCGACTTATTAGATGTTTGTTATATGGTTTGGTCCTACTGGTACCTCTATAAAAAATACCCACCCCTTACGGGGTGGGCCCCTCCCCATATTTTCAAGCGAATATGGGTAAATAATTCTTGACACACTATATGTGGGGTATGCAAAAACTACCTATGTTGTCTGTGCATACCCTCTAGGATATTCTAGGTTTATATTAGTTCATTACGATTGTCATTACTTTCTATGTCCTTGAACCCTTGTGCCGTGTCATTGTTCTCAGTCATCTGAAATCTACCGAGTATATTATTAACTCGGCTCAAAGATTTCTCCATTACTTCTATTCTATCTTCCAAGTAAGTTACCTTACTTCTTAATAGTGTTAGTTCCTTGTTATCTTCTGTCTGCATTAGATATCTCCTTGTTCACATGGTCGTGTTGCTTTGGTTATTGTATTAACTTCATGGTATCTAGGCAATGTATTATCATTCCAACAATTAGGATTGAATTGGACTTGCCATGCGTTAGCCTCATCTAATACTATTGGTTGCTCTATTCTTCCAAAATGGTCAATGGCACGTTGCCCATGTTCAGCCCACCAATCATTTTGGCAAGTCAACGTGCAGAAACTTCCATTGCCATAACTATAAGTGCTTATACTTCTAGTTTGGTTTCTTTTGTTTCCCTTGCTACCTCGTTTTCTATCTGTGGTATCGTAAGTATGGCACTTTGTACCTTGACAGTATTTCATTAATACCTCACAGTCCAAGAACCTTTGGCAGTTCTATAACCTTGTGCGTCCATATCAAAATATGTCATCATGTTATTGCCAATCTTACTTGTAAAGTATTTACACTTTTCAGTCCAAGTTCCTTTTCTTGTGATGGTGCAACCATCTTTGGTAGAGAAGTAAGTAATCATAAATTGTTTATGTAAAATCATATTATAACCTACTTTCAAAAAAGTTATTGGCACTTGCTTTGTCATCACATTCAGCTTTTAACTTGTCTGATTGTCTTTTCAGTTTATTAACTTGATCTTGATTTGCATTTACTATTTCAATCAATTTAGTAGATTGTCTTATTAGTACACTTATCTCAGTTCCTATAAGTAATTGCTTATTTAGTTTGTCTAACTTTGTTTGCATAATTGCTTTCTGTTTAATTGTTAATATGGGATAATTGTATCATTATCCCATATCAATTTCAAGTGTTAATTTAACTGATTTGCCTGTCTTTCATACTCAACTCTTGCGAGTATCTTTTCTTGTGTTGTCATTTTCTTAACATTCTTCATTCCCTTAATTCTATCAGCTAGATTTTTTGGGTTGAAGATAGTTAGACCTGTTGAGGTAGTATTAACTATTTCAAGTTCATTAATCTCTATTCCAAGTTCTTTTGAAAGTTCCATAGCCTCATCAAGATATTTATATCCTTTTAAGCCCATTTTAATTTCTTTCATTTGTGCCATGATAGATTTAACCCAATTTTCATGTGCCATAACAAAAGCAGATTTTTGAGTTTTCCAAAAAATCAAAGTGTCATAGTTTTCTTTTGAGGTCATCATTTGTCTATCTCGGCAATATTCTCTACCGATTAAGTCCATAGAATAATCTTTATCCCATTCCTTTTGATAGCTTGTAGCATTTTCTCTACTATGGTTTGTGCCAAGATATTTGTCATTAGCCTCAACTATTTTTCTTTGATATGGATTATTACTATCCTTACCTGTCATTTGGATATTGATATCTGGATTACATTCTGGTTGGGATTTTAGTTCATCTCTAAAATAAGCATATCCAAAATCACTTCCTTTACTTCCACTATCACTACCTGTATCTATTGAGCCATCAATCTTGAAGTCAAAATGTTCTTCTACCATTTTTGGACTACCTTTTTTTTCTTTGATATCTCCATTATAGCCTGTAACATCTTCCTCATGGACACCCTCATATGCAACATGGAAACAACTATCTGGTGCGATAGTATTTACATTCTCATACTTTTTTTGTAAATGCCAAGCCATGTCAATGTCTGATTGTGGATAGTTTTCTCTACCAATCTTAAACATTAAATCCCATGCCTTATCTTGATTGGGTTTCATTTGTTCTCTTAATTGGGTGTATCTTTCCTTTTCAATAGTATCTTCCATTTGCAATCTTTCATCTATTTTATTTGCAATCTTATTTCTATACTCTTGATTAAGTCTTATTCTATGTTTTTTTATTTGTGGCATTTTTTTCCTTTATTGTTAGATTAGATTAATTTTCTATCAGCTATTGACTTTGCTGTCAATAGGATTATATAAGATATATTAACTTAACAGAAAGATATAAAATGACAAAAAAAATATATAAAAGTGATGAAGATAAAATGATGCAAGATAAAACATTATCTTGGGGTCAATCTTCAGTCATAAAAAAACCATTATCAGAATATGATGAAGTTAAAG